GCCCGCGTTACGAATCGTGTACTGACTGACGGAATGAGGGGAATAACTTCCCCCGTCATAACCGGTCGCGTTCATAGCAGGGCGATTAGCTGATTCGATAAGAAATCGAAGCAACATAGTCCACCCCGGTAGAATGCGTGTTACTGTCCGGGCCTTATACTCCAGCGTTTTGAATTCGAATCTTTGCAGATTCTTATTCCAACGTTTGGGTATTGGTCTTGACTGTACCGCTACCTCATTGAGTTTGACAAGTGACCTAGGATGGTCATTCTTGTTCGCAATTGGCCAGTACTTACTAACCAATTGCGCTACGATTAACTCGTAGGACTCGAAGTAGTTCCTATCATGAAATGAGTTGGCGTATGCCACCCATGACATGAAGGAATCAGGGCTGGGATTGGACGTCCAAACCGTCTTTATCTTGACGGGCGTAACATCGATGCCTTTGTAGGCATCGACGCCACAGGATTCTCGAAAGAATCCCTTGGTGCAGCTCTTGTCGATGTTGACCCGAAGGCCAAACATCTCAAGAACCGTGATAGCGTCTGCGGCGAATGCCGTTGGGACTATCACGTCGTCTCCATACACCAGGATACGATCTTTCGTATCCTGATCGAAGGTGCTGGCGTAGAGGAGGGACCATATAGATAGCGCCATAATGGGAAAGCATAAAGCTGATCCCATCGGGGCGAATTTTCTAAGGTTAACCACCTCTCCGTCAGGCAACCTAGTCTGTGCACTCCTACAACATTCCAGGAATGGAAGCAGTTCTTCCGGGAAGAGTAGGCGAACTAACTCCAGACTCACCCTATCCGAGGCCTCTTTGAGGTCAAGGGTAGAGTGCTTACCATCGATCGACCCGAGAAGGGCCGCTCGTTGGTTAGGCGTCTGGTCCGTGAACAGCACTTGTGTCCCGACTAAGGGACTGGCTTTCACGTGTCGATAGAGGGCCCGCCTAATGCCCTGCTGAATCCATTGTTTATCAACGGGTTCGCAGCTTATTAAGCGGGGACCGCGGGAATCCTTGGGTACAAGAATTACTTGTGCCGGAGGATCCGATTCACCTACCTTTCCAAAGGTAGGATAAGTATCACAGACTGCCCCAAGTGATGCGCAAAAGAAAGCATCAAATGGATACAGAGCAGTGATCTGACTTGAAACATTAGACCACACGTACTTTCCCCACGCAGTTTCTTTGGTAGAAACTACGCCGGGTCCGTGCGTTGGGTTAATGTTGATCAGGTCTATCCCCGATAATGCCTTTCGCAAGGCAATTCGAGCACGCCGTACTATATGAATGGACTCCCTACTATTTTTCAGGGAGAACACATCGAAACAGCGACCGTCTTGGTCTTCAAGACCAGAACAGACGTCTTTCGTATCAGCGTCGATCAAAGGATCGAAGGCTGCATAATGCGTACTTGCGTTTCTATTGATCAATCGTTGGTGGTAAACCAGCGAATAATCAATACCTATCAGGTCCCTTTCAGTTTGCAAAAACTGATCGAGCACCTTGTGTTCGTCATCAGACGAGTACTTCAACTCATACTTGTAAAACAAATATAAGATTTGACGAAGCACTCCGATACTGATCAAACACGGCTCAGGAAGAACCGTGCCGTCACTGTGCAATACTCGCTGAAAGAACTCCCCCAAAAATAGGGGAATCTTACTATTAGGTTGGGATTTAAAACCCAACTCGGTAGCATCCAGCGATGATTCACAAGCAAGAGCCCGATCAAGGGCTTTAGCAAGTGTCGGTAAGGATTTCGTTAGAAATCCAATACCTTCTGTCTCGAACCGATGGCGGACGACTTGCGTCGTTAGCTTTAGGCTCGTGGCGTTGAACACAGCAGCGTGACTCATACAGACGTCGCGCAGCAGTGTGGTAACGAGGTTAACCTCGAATTGGCCTTTATTAGGAACCATCATGGTATCCTTCCAAACGCTAATACCCACCTTGCTGACGACCACCGTTTATCTGAGGCACACCCACATAATGTGAGCAAACAAGACCAATTCGACATCCCATCACCTAAGAACGGAAAGCGGCACAAAGGCCGGCGTTTCGTAGTCCTTAGCATTGGAAATATCGCATCAGACTCATTCATCCATAACCCACAGGCCTTCCCGGACGTCGCATTGGACGCAACCGTGTCTCAGGGACCTATCGTTCTCACGATAGATCAAAGAGGCGTTCGCGCCCAGTACGTGCACGGGGAACCTGGGGCTTGCCTTCCCGGCAAGCCAGTTGTACAGTTTTCAGTTTTCACGACCGGTGCGCCGACTTCGGCGTCATCCGACTCGATTAACTGGAGACCTACGGGCAATCCCTATTAGACGTTATCTCACAAGATAACCTATCCTGAGCCTTACAGGCCTCAGAATACATAGCTTTAATAGCTAAAATAATAGAGATTGACCGTACCAACTAATATGGATATGACAGGACGCGGCCCTTGGACGGAACTAGAGAGTTCCGTTTACAAGCGCGCTTGCACCATACCCCGTACAGTCAAACAAAACAGTCGTTGCTGCGCCAGTTGTGGCGGAGAACGACATGATGTTTGCCATGCACTTGGTAGGTATGGTCAGATCTGTAATAGCCCCAACGGGCGAATCCAGAATGACATACCCCAACGTGAATACAGGAGTTAGGTTGTCGACGTTACTCAGATGTGCAATTCGCACAGCCAAGCGACTTCGACGCCTTCTCTTGAGACCCGTTCCCGCCTCGGAGTGAGCTACTTCGAGGCGATGTTCGTAAGCTGGTGACTCGCCAACCTTGGCGAACACTATCTTACGTGGTTGACCAGAGTCGAATCGATTAAATTCGATTTCGGCTCCGGCGGCGTCCTTGACCTCATTTGTCGTCAAGTTTGTCGGTAGGGGCATTAATGTCTCCTATTCGTTACTTGTGTGATGCGATTCCGAGCATCACGTCGGGATCGGGACCTTCTTCTACTTAATAGTAGAGCGGCCCCCAGTGTAAACTCTTCCGAGTCTAAACTGCTCGATTCAATCGAGGTCCTGTCCGGCAATGTAATCCACCTCCCGTAGGAGGTTTCAGACACCGATGGCAGGGGTATACTGTGGTCAGGAGCAAAAACGGAGGAGTTAGGGCTGTAATTGGCGGAAAACCGCCCAATTGTACAGTCTATTCTCCGAGAACGTTTGATGCTCCAACAGTATCTCCGTATGTTTATCGCTGGCTCCATGTTCCGAAGTTTCAAACGGTCTAACCATCGACCGACGTTGATTACCCAATCAACGATGAAACTAAACGGAATAGCCCTCCAGATCGTGGCAGGATTAAGGTTAATCCCAAACGCGTCTAAGAGGCCTAACAGTTGAGCAAACTCAACCTGGAACTGGGCATACTTGTAAGTATACTCAATTTCAGCATGGAACTCCGAAGGAAACGAAGAAACGATCCGTCGAACTTCGATTCGAGTGAGGTCGGGACCGTGAAACACGGTACCGCCAAACTCTGTCGGGTCCTCGTCATCGAACTCTTTGAATACACGGCTGAAATGCCGATGTTGTTCCTTCTCAGCACCACGCAGTAACCGTAGAACACGGTCATGCGTGAGTCGAAGTGCAGTCATCACTGACTGCACATCGGATATGAATGGTTCCAGGAAGAATTTCCACTGAAGGAAGTTCGACCCGAGACCCTTGCCTATGTTACCAAGGGTGGCTCGACCGCGATATAGAGACATTAAGTGGCTAAATTGCCCAGTTAACGCTCTGCCCGCGGTTTCCGCCATCTTGGCCAGTGCAGGAACGAGATGCTTAAAATCAGATAGCTCAATAAGGCTATTGATTCCAGACAACTCGGACCGGATCCTAGGGAGCATGCTATTCAATGCAGACTCCGTTAATCCAGCGATACCAGCAGGATAGGGTATAAATTCCCCATCTGTTGAGTCTCGCAGCACAAGTTCAGGTAATTCCCTTTCGGGAACGTATTTACCGAACTCAAGGCCATCTAACGTAAACAACCAGAACGGATCAGAATGTACACCAGTATGGTGTAACAGTCCAATGTCGTTTTGATCGGGCGCATAGAAACGATGTCCATACCTGAAAGGAGGAAGAGCGGTCCCACCAATACTACGTTTGTAGTGTTGGAAAGGATGCCATTCTTCTCTCCCTCGTAAGATTGGACTCGCCCATTCTTCAGTCACAGTTTGTGGCTGAACCGCGTAACTCGTCGAATATGAATAGTCGTAAGGTGATCCCTGGTACGTGCCGTAAGGCATATACAGGACATCATCAGTTCGACCGTCAGACTCCACGAGACGCTTCCGAATGGAAGTACCCAACTCCACCCATTCCTTTGTCGTGAACGGGCCTTTACGGCTCGCTTTCGGCAACGGCTTTGATGGCGGGTTAACATAGATACAGTAATTACGGGGGTTCTTAAGTTTAGAACTGCGAGGCAACTGACCAATTGTAGAAGCACTAAAGTGCTCCCGCAAGCGACGAATTTCTTCGTCACTGATTAGTGTCTCTTCGGTTTTTACACAAACGAACCCGCGTCCTTCCTTATATTTATGACTTGACTTGCGTCGATGGATGCTCATACGAAGTGGAAGGCTGAACCAAGTTCAACCAAGGAGTGTGCACCAACAGGGTGCA